GCTCGCGGCGAAAGTGTAGCTAATATAGATGAGATAGCTAAGGCTACTGATCTAGTTGCTGCTATGTCAGCAGCTCATGAGGTTTATCAAGCTGCAAATAACATTGTTGTAAGTCAGGAAGATCGCCTAGGCCTAATTAGAAGAATGGTATGAAAATTCTATTCTTACTATTACTACTACCTAGTTTAGCCTTTGCTACTTGGGGTTCCGATGATTGTGATCACCCACGTTTTCAAGAGGTGGGTTGTACCTACCCCGGTGAAAAAGGTGACCCTGGTGAGGATGGACAAGATGGGGCTGACGGAGCTAAGGGTGATACTGGAGAACGCGGACTTCAAGGTACACCGGGAGTAGTTTCAACTACGTGGATCACTGAAACTCGTAATTGGCAATCTAAGTGGTTGCACTACGCAGCCGCTAGTGATGCTATTCAAGTTCATCTTCCACAAGATTTGCAATCCCGTTTGACATTTGGTATGTCTAGTATTCGTGGCACACAAGGATATGCTGTGGGTTATGCATTTAAAAATGATGATAATATAGCAGTCACTTTCGCCTTGGGTACTAGTGGCGGTGAGCAAGTTGGTAAAGCTAGCATTGGATTTGAATTTGGTGGTAAGAGCAAACCTAAGTATATATCCTTTAGTGAATGTACTTATGTTAATGGTAAGTTAAATTTTGAACAGAAATGCGTAAAAGCTAAATGATGGGTGGCTGCGCTTATACACTAGGGTCAATAACTTTAGTGTGTATGATATTCTTAGCGGCACAGGCTCTGTTTGGTACTGGCGGTGCTATAGCTATGTTTATAGTAGCTATATTATGGCTTTTTGTGTGTGGGGGTGAGATATAATGAATGCTTGGTGGAAAGTTATAGGTTTAGGCCTTAGTAAGATACCAATGAAGATAATCACTCTAGGTGTAGTACCTTTTCTAGATGATGAAGCTAGAAACGATCATCCTATTTTTGGTGTGCGCGATGCTACTGATTTAAGCTGGTATAATATTGCTTGGCGCAATGGTGTACATAATATGTATAACCGTGAGATGCCCGTTTGGAAAGAGGCAGCCTCTAATACTAAAGATTTAACTCTTGAGAATGAGGACGGTTTTCAATGGCGACTTCGCGTAAGTGAAGATGGTGAATACGTTAGTTTTCGAGTGTCGTGGGGTAAAATTAAACCCAAGAAAGGAAAGAACGAATTTTATGTGGGCTGGGTAATGAATGAAGATGCCGAGTACATGCGCCTGACGTTTTTTCAGTTACGACCTGCGTGGTTTATCTTAATCCCTATTGTACTAGTGTGGGGCGTTGTGAAAATTTTTACGTAGACCTAAACTAAAAATACTTCTTGACATGCTGCACTAGTTATGTTAAGATATAAAAATAAGAAAATTAAAAAATATAAATTAGAACATTTTAAATTGTTATGTCAATTCTTAAAAGAATTCCAATAAAATATGTCCGTGATAGAGCGAAGAGTCGCTACGCCAAGGACTCTCATTGTTATGTCTGTAAAGCTGATGGGTCATTAGACTTCCATCATCTCTTTACTGTGGATATACTTTTTGATAACTGGTTAAAAAACAATAAAATAATAATTAAGACTGCTGAAGATATTATAGCAGTACGAGATAACTTTATAAAAGAGCATGATTACGAAATGTTCGAATATGCTAGGACTCTATGTAAAACTTGCCATAAGCGACTGCATACAGTATATGGACAGCGTCCAGCATTGCATACGGCACAAAAACAAGAGCGGTGGTTGAAAATACAACGATCTAAAAGGAAGTAAATATGGAAAGTTTTGTGCCTTATATACCTGAAATAGTGGTGGGCGTAATATTGTTAGGTTTTACCTGGTCATTTAAAGGGTGGTCCAACACTTTAAGAGAAACATCTGAACAAATTTTAGACAAACTAGAAAAACTCTCAGTCGAATTTCATGGACACAAAGTAGAAAATGAAGGTCGTGTAACTAGACTAGAAACTGAACTAGACAATCTGACTAAACAAATTGATAGATGTTTAATACGTGCAGCTAAGGGCAGGGATTAAAGATTAAATATGGGATTATTAAAAGATTTATATGTTACGTACAAACATCGTGGACAACCTTCAATTGCTAGTATGGAAGGTAGTACCATTGAAAGTTCAAGACGTAAGGTATTTTTTGAACGTTCTTACGATAATATAGAAGTAGTAAGACGCGGCGTTGACTTAATAGTTAATGCGGGAGCAGAGATAGATGTTAATATCACTGACTCTTTACCTACTAAACACGTACATTCGGGTACTGGTAGGAAGAAACAAAAAACATTATTAAATGTATTAAATTTTCGTCCAAATGAAAATGAAGATGTAAACACGTTCAGACGAGAACTAATAATGGATATACTATTAACAGGAAACTGTTATCAATATTGGGATGATGATAACTTATATCATTTACCCTCTGAACAAATGGAAATTAAAACTGGTAAACAGCGAAAAGTTTCACATTATATTCAGACTGGTGGGGGCTCCGAAAAAAGATTCGAGGTACAAGAAATAATCCATACTAGAGATAATAACGCGGACTCAGTCTATTCAGGCAGGTCCCGATTACACTCTACTAGAGACACTATAGTTGTCTTGCGGAAGATGTTAAGTTTTCAGGAGAATTTCTTTGAGAATGGGGCTATTCCTGGCCTCGTTATTCAAACACCTAATATACTAGGAGATAAGATTAAAAACAAAATGTTGGCTAGTTGGAAAGCTCGTTATAATCCACAAACAGGGGGCAAAAGCCCTATGATACTGGATGGTGACTTAAAGGTTAATCCACTTAGTCAAACTAAGTTTAGTGAATTAGATTTTGAAGAATCAATCAAGTCTCATGAATTAAAAATTCTAAAAGCACTTGGAGTTCCTCCTATACTTTTAGATTCAGGAAACAATGCAAATTTAAGACCAAATATACAGTTATTTTATGAAACAACAGTTCTACCATTAATTGCTATTTTGATCAGCTCTTATGAAAGGTTCTTTGCATATGATATGGAACCAGACGTAGCTAAAGTTCGAGCTTTAAGACCCGAGCTTAGTGATGCTGCTCAATATTTTCAAGGATTGGTAAATACAGGAATTATGACAATAAATGAGGCGCGTGTTGAACTTAGGCTCGATAAGAGTACGGAAGAGCATGCCGATGAATTGAGAATACCTCAAAACATCGCTGGTAGCGCCGTGGATCCCTCAGAAGGCGGACGCCCGGCGAGTGATGATGATGAAGAAGAAGATAAGGACGATTAATATTTAATCGAGGAAGTAATATGGTACTGAAAGACAAAGTTATTAAACTATACTCTCTAATCGAAACTAAAGAAGATGGGGAAGATGGAGAATTACATATTACTGGACATGCAAGTACAAATAGTGAAGATCGCTCCGGCGATGTAATTGTATCGGAAGCATGGAACAAAGCAGGAGCTTTAACAAATTATCTAAAGAACCCAATCGTTTTAGCATACCATGATATGTCTAAACCAATCGGTAAGACAATTGGTCATGAAGTAGATGATAAAGGTTTAAAGATAACAGCTAAGATTAGCAAAGCCGCTGGAGATATTCTTGGACTTATTAAAGAAGGTATTCTTTCAGCATTCAGCGTTGGATTTATTGTAAAAGATGCTGACTATGATTCTAAACATGGAATCTTTGTGATTCAAGAAGTAGAATTATTAGAAGTCAGCGTCGTATCAATTCCAGCTAATCAAGATGCACTTTTCAGTATTGAAAAGAATTTTCCTGATTCAGAACAATATGTAGAGTTTAAAAAACAATTTATCAAAGAAAGTGAGGAGACTTTAATGGTAGACAAAACAGATAAGGGTTCGAACCCTATCGATGTAGCCGCTTTAGTTGCAGAAATTACTTCAGCAGTTAAGTCTGATATTAAGACTAGAGACGCCGAAGAGGCAGCTAAACAGGCAGCAGAGAAAAAGGCTGCTGAAAATATGGAAGCAATTGCTACCACAGCAGCAGAACGCTTAGTTAAAGATCTTGATGAAAAGTTAGCAGAGAAAGATGCAAATCTATCTGAGATGTTAACTGGACTCCATGATCAAATTAAAGCGATGGCTGAAAAAGGCGAACTAAAAGAAGTCTTTGATGCTAAAAACAAAGGAAAAATGGAATATAATGAAGATAAAGGCACCCGCTTTGAGAAGCTAGATACTAATACTCGTGATGGTATTATGTATGCTTCTAAACTTCTAGGCATTCCAGCTACAGAAACAAAAACATTTAAAGATTTTGTTAAGAAATCTGGAATGGAGCATTGGGACTCCGGTGTAACCGGTGAGTGGGAAGATGAGTATTCTACACGAGTTCAAAACGCTATGCGTGAACAACTAGTTGTAGAGTCATTATTTACCTCTATTCCAATGTCTACACCTACAATGAATATGCCTATTAACCCAGAAGCGGGTGACGCTACTTGGGTTCATGAAAGTGCATATCGTTCAGATACGGCCCCTTGGGCTGAAACAGGTGATGGTAGTGATACCTCAACCGGTACAGCAGTTGATCATGAAATCGATGAACAAACTTTAATCGCTCGTAAATTAGCAACTAGAGAGTACATCGGGTATGAAGAAGAAGAAGACAGTATTGTCGCTCTTGCTCCTATTATCAATGATGCTGTTGCTCGTAGAATGGCACGTACCTCTGATCTAGCTTACTTACGTGGTACTGGATTTTTAAGTAATTCAGTAGCTTACGATCCTATTCTTGGATTGGAAGGCCGCGGCGCTGGTACAACTGATTTAACCATTGCCGGTAGTGCATCTTGGGCAGCAAATGTGGCTGAAGATGACGTTGCTGATATGAGAAAAAATCTTGGCCTTTATGGTTTAGATCCATCTCAACTAGTTTTACTTGTTTCGCATGATTACTACTATGAGTTAATGAAGTTAGATAACTTCAAAACAGATGATCTAGCTGGTATTGATCGCGCTACACTTAGAACAGGTCAAGTTGGCAGTATTTTCGGCGTAACTGTTCTAGTTTCTCAAATGTTTGACAATGCAGCTATTGTAACTGGCACAACAGGAACAACGCTAGCCATTATGGTTAGACCAAGTAACTTTATTACCGGTGTGCTTCGTGGAATCACCACAGAAGCCGATAAAGACGTAATCAACCAGAAACGAGTTATTGTTTCTAGTCGTAGATTTGCGTTTAATGATATCATCACAGGTGAGGCTACAGTTAACCTACAAATTACATCTTAATCTTAGGGTGTTCTTATATGGAGTGGGGGAGTTCGTTCCCCACTCCTTACTATGTGGAATATTATGACTGATTTAATTAATCTAGATTGTTATAAAGAGTATAAAAGCATAAAAAGTACTGATCGTGACGGTAAGATTCAAACTCTTATCTCACAAGTTAGTGCACTTATAGAACAATACTGTAATAGAAAATTTATTGAATATTCTGCATCACCAGGCGTAACTGAGTGGTTTGATGCCAACCAGACTGAAGTTGATTTAACTCATTTTCCAGTAATTGCTGTGAATGGGGTTATGACTTCTGCAGATGGCGGAATTACTCAAACAGCTTTAACTGAAGCATCTACAGATTACGACGGCTACTATGTAGACACAATTAACTGTAGAATTATACAACAAAAGGGTTTAGTATTTTTAACCACGTATGATGTTCCATTTAGAAGTTTAGAGGTAACATATACTGCTGGTTATACAGAAGATACTTTCCCAAAAGATTTAGAGCTAGCCGTACTAGATACGGTAGTTTATTATGAAGATAATGAAAACAAACCTACGCAATCTTTGCTGGGGGCTACTATAGATAATCCCTTACCTTATGCGGCTAATAGTTTTCCTGCTCATATTCGTAGAATACTAGACTTGTATAGGTATAGTGCATAATGGCTAAAAGAATCAATTCAAGACTTAAAAGACAGTTAGAAGGTAAGGCCAATAGAGAAAAAATGAAAGGTCTTAAATTAGAAGTCACAGTTGAAAAGTCAACAGAAACTTCTAGGCCTCCTAGTACTAATAAGAAAGAACTTAATAGTTTCTTACAAAAAGTTAAAGTAATTTTAGATCAAGATTCAACTAAAAAATCAAGAATTCGAAAAGACAAAAGAATTCAAGCCGTTATATTATCGGCCGATGAAATTTTTACTGAAGTTTCTCATTCTCTATCTCCTTTTATGTACCCAGAAGATCCGGGTAGTACTGAAAGAAAAAGAATAGCAAAGATTATAGCCAAAGATTTATGGAATATATATAAAACTAAAGTAAATATTGGAACAGTTTATATTCAAGGCCAAGAAGATGCTTTTGTAAGAGATCCTAATCCTGCGGCGTTATTTGACAATACTACTATGGTGATGTATGTTCACGGTAAAAAAGGTACAAGTCATTTTGGTAGATTAAGTAAAACGGTCAATCCAGCACTAAAAAGATATTTAAGAACTAAACCTTCTAGCGATCCTACGCGCGTATTTTTTCTTCCTGATGATGAATATTATGAAGAAAAAAAAGCACTAGAAGGACAACTGGAAAAAGATTATCAAGCTTCATCGGGGTTAATTAGTTCACGTGCTCCAAGCAAGACTCCCGAAGCGGCCAAGAAACAGTGGAAGATCAATCAAAGATCTAAGCGTCAAGGATTTAAAGATTTAAGGGCTAAATATCCCGGTAATAGAGGCGGAGCAGTTTTAGGTCATACTTTTGGTCCTGGAGTAAGTGTAGGGTCCGCAGGTCTTTTAGATGATAAAACTATAGTATCTCAACAAGATATAAATGATGTTGAACTATCAAGTGTAATTCCAGCAGAATTACGAACAACACTAAAACCTTTATTTATTGAATTAGTAAGTGAAGGTGACGCAAAACTTATATACGAGCGCACAGTAAGAGCTAATAATGTTATTGGCGAAATTGCTATTATAGCACCAGAATTAGCTTTGAAAAACTCCAGAGAGGGTACTGATGCTCAAAAAACTCTAAAAAAAATTAAAATAGAAATAAGAAAATACGAAAGAAAAATAATAAATATGGGTGGTAGCCCAAGTTTTGTAAGATTAATAAGAGAATATATAGAAAGTATATTTTTAGGTGTTAAACCTAAAAATAAAAAATATACTACTAGGAAAACTATTAAAAAAGGGGGAAAAACTGTACTCCCTGTTACTGTAAACACTATTAAAGGTGGAACAGCAAGAGTTAGAGATGTTGGTGGGTCTTCCTCTGGGTCTGCTGGAACAGATTTAAATTCAACAATAGGTTTAATAAATAGAAAGCTTCATGACCAAATTCAAAAGAACATGGGCAAAGGTAGATCAAAGAAGATATTAAACTATAGAACAGGTGACTTCGCCAGATCTGCAGAAGTTCAAACATTTTTTGATGCACACGAGAAGAACGCCATTGGCGCTCGCGTTAAATATCAGAGACAACCTTACGGAGTATATGAACCGGGAAATTACCCTCCATTATATAAACCAGGAAGAAGCCCCGCTAGAATATTCGGAATTAGTATTAGACAAATATTACAAGAAGAACAAATTGTTAAGCTAAGACGAGTTAAGGTAGAGTTAAGTGGCTAATAAAAGAACACAAATAGTTGCAGCTATAGCTGATCTATTAAAAAATAATTTAACGGGTGAAAGTCCTTACATTACTAATATTTTTGAAAATGTAAAAGCTAAACAGGTCTTTTGGGATGAAGTAACAGATTACCCTTTTATATGTGTATATAGTGGGGGAGAATCAAGAGAGTATCTTCCTGGAGATTTTAAATGGGCTTTTTTAGCTGTTAATATAAGAACTTATGTTAATGATGAAGAAGCAAAAGATAGAATTGAAGAAATATTCGAAGATATCGAATTAATACTGGATAATAATAATAATCTTATCGTGGACGGTAATAACCTTAGTTGCGATATAAGAATATTGTCATTATCAGACGATGAAGGAGTATTAAATCCTATAGGTGTTGGTGAAATAACACTTGAGGTCAGATACGAAGTATAAAATGAGGAGATAAATAAATGGCATTTAGTTTATCAAGAAACGCCAAACTATATGTTACTACTAGTCAGACTATTGCTGGTATGACAAATAGTAATACTTTTGAAGTTCCTATTCTTGATGGGTTTTCATTCTCAGCTACTACTGCTACTCAAGAAATTGAAATCAGTGAAGCGGGAATAACTCCAACAAGAGGACAACAAGTATTTACTACAGCTATTGAGCCAGTAGAGTGGAGTATCCAAGGATACATGAGACCACGTTACGATGGTATAGACGATGTGGTAGATGCTGTAGAGAGAATTCTGTGGGAAGGTTTAACTTCTTCTGGTGTCTCTAATACAGTAGGAACAGGAGCAAATGGTAACGGTACTACTCGTGCCGCAAATCCAGCCAATGGATTGGCAATAGATTTTACAGATTCTAACACAAATGAATTGTTACAACTATCCCTAGTATTTAACTTGGGTACGTCAGCTGCTCCAACTTGGTACCATATTGATGGTGCTGTTATAGATACTGCTGAAGTTGATTTTGGTATTGAAGATATCGCTTCCATTAGTTGGACAGGCTTCGGTACTAATATAGTTGAAGTTATAGATAGTACAGATGTAGTAGCGCTAGCAGCTATGCTTGTGAATACTAATGGTGATTGGCAAGATTCTGGATTTCCAGATGGATCAGCGGGTTACTTACCCGCACCAACAGGTACGCAAGCGTGTATTAGAAATAAATTATCTACTGTAACTTTAGTGGGTGAATCAGGTCAAGTAGGTATTGGTGGTAACACTTATACTGTAGCTTTGACTGGTGGTAATTTAACTGTTTCTAATAATATTACGTTTTTAACACCCGAGACTTTAGGTACTGTAAATCTACCTTGTGGTCACTTTACGGGACAAAGAACAATTAGTGGTGAGATGACTGCTTACTTGAAGACCGGTGGGGCTAATGATACAGGAGATCTAATGAATGATCTGTTGACATATTCTACAGGTGCTACAGGGTCAGATCCTACAAAGTTTGCATTAGATATTTATGTGGGTGGAATAGCACCTGCATCACCATATGATACACCTGTGGTGCAATTAACTTTAGCAAATGCTCACTTAGTAATTCCAACAATTAATATTGAAGATGTTGTAGCCGTAAGTATTCCGTTTACCGGATTACCTTACACAGGAACTGCTCCTGACCCAACTGCTTTTAATGAATTAACTGTTAATTACTACGCTGCTGAGTAATAAATGTGGTGGACGGGAGCAATTCCCGTCCACCTTTCTACAGGGTGAATAATGACAGTCTTCTATAAAAGAAACACCGACATATACATTTCTAAAGCTGCCAATGCTAGTGCTAATGCAACTAACACGGTGCAATTGAAAGTTAAGGACTTTTCTTTTAATCAGAGTTCTAACACACAAGAAGTTGGAAGATCAACATTAGACCCCACAGAAGAACGCATACTGGCGCCACATATAGCGTCAATTGCCCCTGTAAGTTTTAATTTTACAACTTACATACTACCCTTGGTAGATACAAATGTTACAAGCCCAGAGGAATACTTATGGGTGAGTTTGATGGGGGCAGATTCGTTGACTAGTAACTCTACTAGTTCAACCATAGATTTTGCAGACGGGAATGTAGGAACATTGCAAAATCTTACTCTATGGTTCGATCAACCAGACAAATCCGAAGGCAATTATAGGTTAGATAATGCAATTGTAGATTCAGCTAAGATTAATTTTGATATTAATGGAATTGCTGAGGTGCAATGGTCGGGTCGCGCATTAAGTATTAGTCCAGATAATACTCCTCCAGCGGCAACTGATAGAACGACAGCGGATAACTATTTAAAAAATAGACCGTCAACAATAACTCTCACAGCTAACTCAATATCTTATACTTTAGCGTTAACTGGTGGGAATATAAATTTTAATAATAATAATCAATTTTACGGCAGAAATCAATTAGGTAAAACTACGACACCACAAGGTCATTATACTGGAAACAGAAAGATAAGTGGTTCTCTCAATTTTTATTTAAAAGATGGATCAAACACTAGTGCGGATTTATTCAGCGATATATTAGCTAATATTACCGATGATGATTACGAAACTGTTTGGGATGCCGACATTACTGTTAATATCACAGGCACTACAGCCCCCTATGTACAACTAAACGTACCAAGAGCAATAATGGGAATGCCCAGAACTGATTTTGCTGAAGTAGTAGGTTTAAGTTTACCTTTTAGCGCAAAAGAAGGCGTGGGTAACTATAGTACTGTAATATATAACATGCCATAATATGAGGTAATTTACCGTGGATCTAAAAAATATGCTGCTATCTGAGAAGGTAGTAACATTTGACTTTCCTGGCTCTGATGGACTCACTTTTGACTTAGCATTTTTGTCAAAAGAGAGCAATCAAGCTTTGTTTAAGAAATGTCAAAAAACTAAATTTAATACAAAAACTCGTCAACAAGAACAAGAATTCGATGACGACATGTTTTTGGAATTGTATGTACAAGCAATTGTAAAAGGTTGGAATGGGTTTAAACTAAAATTCTTAAGAGAATTAGTATTAGTAGAAGTTTCAGATAAAGATGAAGAAAAAGACTTAGACTTTTCAGATACTAACGCATTACACCTAATGAAGAACAGTGTTATCTTCGATAATTGGGTAAGCGAGATGATCTCTGATCTGGGAAATTTTACATCGAACGATTCAATCTTGAAGTCCAAAGAATTGAAAATTATATCAAAGAGTCCGGCTCAGGTTTAACACCGGAACAGTATTTTGAGATGTGTGAAATGCTGGGATCAGAACCTGTAGATGAGGAGATTCCAGTAGGCAGAGAAGATTTGTCTATAGATACTCAAATAGTATTTAACATGTATGATAAGCTTCCCGCTAAATGGGAAGGTTTTTCAGGGCAATACATGGGTAAAGAACTAAATATATTACCTTTATTATTTGACGAGTATGATATAGACTCAAGTTTAAGAAGATATGCGTGGGATATAATCCCTATAATTGATAGCATTGTCGCAGAAGACATAGCTAATAAGATAAGAAGTAGAACTAAGGAAGCAGGAGAGCTAAGTGGCAGCAGACGCCAACATTAACCTTAAGTTAATTTTACAGTCCCAAGGTATTGAACCTACAAAGAAAAACATGGATAGACTTCATAAGTCTCTGCAGAAAACTGCGGGTGCTATGGGCAAGGTAGGTGTAGCAGCTAATAAAACAAAAAGAAATCTTGAAGGTGCAGCTCAACGAAGTGGTAGCGCCGGAAAGGATTTTGCTCGTATGTCACAAGGTATGGGCGGATTAGTTCAGGCCTACGCTACTGTAGCCGCTAATGTATTCGCTCTCAGTTCAGCTTTTCTAGTTTTACGTCGTGCAGCAGATCTGTCTAGCATGACTAAGTCTGCAGAAGACTTTAGCAACAGGTTTGGTGTAAGTGTCACACGTATTACTAGACAGATGCAGGTAGCTTCTGGCGGGGCGCTGAGTTTTGCTGAAGCTTTACCTACTATTAATAAAGCTATTTCAGCAGGTATTGGTGTAGAGCAAATGGAGCAATTAACTATTGCTGCTACTAAAGCTGCTCAAACTTTTGGTGGTTCTGCTACCGAAGCTTTAAGTAGATTTATTAGTGCTGCTCAACGTGGCCGTGTAGAGATAATTCAAACTCTTGGTATTGTTATCAAAACAGAACAAGCTTATAAAGACTATGCCGCCACAGTAGGTAAAACAGCTTTAGAGTTAACTGCTTTAGATAGACAACAAGCTATTCTTAATGCTACTATTAAAGAGAGTCAAAGTATATTTGATCAAGTAAATATTGATCCTAATCCTTTTCAACAATTATTAGTTACTTTAACTGATCTTAAAGATACGGTATTAACTACTATTACAGATGCTATAACCCCTATGGTTAATGCTTTTAATCAATCAAAATTTGCTGCTGCAGCTTTAATAGCTGTTATGCTTAAATTAGTGGGTGGAAAGATATTTGGTCAAGTTGCAATAGGTGTTGTCGCAGCAGCCAAAGCAGGTAGACAAACTACAATTCAGGCAAGGGCCGCAGAAAGAACGGCTGTCGCTGTTGCAAAAAGAAGGGATAGAAGAATAACTAATTCTATAAAAGCCGCAAAAAAAGAAGCTTTAGCTTTTGAAGAAGGACTTAAAAAACAAGAAAAAGCTCACGCATCTTTTACTACAAAGATTTTAATTCAAGAAAAAGGTTTAAATATAGGTGTAGCCACTGAAAGACGAGCAGCTCTAGCGAGAAATATAAAAAGTTTAGAGGGTGGTGGAAAAGCTTTCGCTGGATTACCCGGATTAGAGGCATCAAAAAGACAATTATTAGTAATAGATAGGTTATTATTGTCTGTTGCAGGTAGTGCAGCTAAAGCTAATCAATCTATCGCTACTGTGGGTAAAACTCTTGGTGCAACAACAACTAAGGGAATACGCAATCTTTCTATAATGGAAGCTAAATTAGCATCTATGACGGCACGATCATTGGCAGTTAGTTCTGCTTTTAAAACAGGTTTTGCACAAGGTTTTCAAATTGCTGAAGGAAAAGTAGTTAAGTCTGTTAGGGGCATGACCGTTGCTTGGAGAATATTTGTTAGAGATATAGGTTCGGGGGCAGCCAAAGCTAAATCTAATATGGTTAACTTTAGTAGAGCTATGGGTAGAACTATAGGTATTATATCCGCAGGTCTTTCAAGTCTTGTTTCAATAGCTACTAGTGTTTTTCTTATATTTACTATAGGTGCAGCTATTTGGGAAAAATATGGAGATTCTATGCGAGGCATAACTCCAGAGATGCGTGCAATTATGGATGCGAGCGAGGAATTCAAAGATGCATTAGATGAAGTAAATGTTAGAGCGGCTGAGGGTATAGTACGATTAGGTGAAGAGTTTCCTGCTTCTTTAAAGAAATTACAAGATGCTTTAAAGTTCACCGCGGGTACTTTTGCTTCTATTAATACTGCTATAATTAACTTTCAAAAAGTAATAATAGCTCAATTAGAAGGTTTAACTATTACTCAGGCCAGTAAAAAATTAGAAAAATTAAAAGATATAGCCGTGATAATGAGAGTTGAATTAGAAAGATTACAAAATACTACGACTGCAGATTTACCTACTGGGAGCACTATATTTCCAACTATTGCTAAAATAAAAGAACAAAAGAAAGAGTTGGCTGAAATAGAAGATCAAATATTAGTAATTGATTCAACTATGAAAGGTTTAGCTGAAACAATAACTACAGAACTTTTACACTCTTTAGAGTTAGCTAAAAATACAGCTAGAGGAGCCGGATTTAGACAATTTGGACGACTTCTTGTAGATGAACTAAATAAAGGTATAGCTGACAGTAAAATAAAGCTTACCAGGGATGAACGTATAGATTTAGTGACATCAGCAAATGCACAAGATGCCGAAAAATTTAAAGAAACTTTAGATGAGATTAAAGTGCGTTTAAATGATGATATAGCATTTAATAATTTTTCTAATAATATATTTGGTGCAATACAAGGATTTTTATCTGCGGGCGAAGAAGCAACTAGAACTATAGACGCGGCCTTAGCTAGTTTAGCTGATGTAGAAAATAGAATAAGCAATTTCGTAAGTGGTTTAGATAAAGCAAGAGCAGCTACTGGGCCCAACAAAGAGGTGGCAGGTTTTATACTAGATATTAATAGAGAACTTAAAGCTTTAGATTTAAATCAAAAAGGTCTAACTAAAAATACTAGTTTATCTAAAATATTTGGAGATCCAGAAGAATTAGCATTAGTAAAACAACTATTAGGTTTTGCGGCAGGAGAAGAAGTAAAAATAGGTCAAGCCTTAGCTGAATCAGAAAAAAGACAGTTAACGATTATAGCAGCTACTCAGTCTAGATTATTGAGTACTAAAAAGTTAAAGATTGAAGCAATTAAATTAGCTACTTTAAAACAAAAAGAAGCAGAAACCGATTCAGAAAGATTATTAAATATAGATAAAAGATTAACTATTGAAAAAAATATTGCGCAGGAAAGACTAATTAATGCAAAAGCTATTCTAGCAGAGCAGGAGGATTTACTGGTTAGTTATAGTAAGGTTACAACAACTTCGGCAGAAACTTTAGCTGTTGCTAGATCAGAAAGAGATGTATTAGAAGAAGCAGTAGCTGCTGCCGAAGCAAAAAGAAATGTATTATATGAAAATTTAGAATTACAGAGAGAATTTTTAAAAATTGAAAAAGAAAGTCTTACAGCTACTAAGGGTAGTTTAGCTATTAAATTGAGCATTGACAAACTTGATAGTAAATTAGTTACAAACATTACTGCCTATAGAAAAGAAAATCAAGAAATATATTTAACTCAACGATTACAATTAAGAAATAAAACTGATTTTCTTGAATTAGAAATAAGATCTTTAGAAATTGCAAATAAAACTTTTGAACAAAAAGAAAAAGAACGTGTAGTTTTACAAGCTAAGTTAGCACTTATTGAAAGAGAAACAGCATTATTGATTCGACAACAAGAAAGCAGACAAGCCTTAAATATAGAGGCCGGCGGCACTCATATATTTACCGAAGAAGCAATTTCTCAAACAGCTTTATTTTTAAGGAGAGCCCTTGAAAAAGAAATTCCTAAGTTAAAATCAGCTTTTGAAATACTAGGGGAAGGTTTCTCAAAGACTATTATTGATACTTTTGATACTGTTATTGATAATCTTTTAGAGGGTGGAAAGAATTTTGGTCAAGTAGTTAGAGAAGCTTTAAAAGCATCTTTAAGAGATGTTATAGGTAATGCTTTAAATAATGATATGAAGAAAATATTTATAGGTTTAAAAGATTCACTTAGAACGTTACCAGTAGAAGAACAAGAACCTTTAACCGCACTTTCTGGTTTTGGTAAAGGTGAGTTAGGCCCCAGTAGCACAACTACTGCATTAGATGAAATGTTTGCCGTTCCCCCCGCTATTGAACAATTTCAGACGACTATGACTGATAATGCTATAAAACAAGTAGAAATTCAAACAGAAAGTCGTGGATTTTTAGAAACTATAAAAGATAATATTACAACCTTTATTAGTAAAGGTAATGAAGTTGCAGCAATGTCAGAGGGCGAAGTTGAAAAAGCTTTAAAAAGTGGAAGTATGAATATAGAGAGTGTAGAAACAGTAAATAATTCTCCCACTACAGATAATGCAATTCTTACAGCTGCTACCACAACTGCGGGCTTTATACAAGAAGGTACTAACGCAACCCTAGAGTCGGGTATAAATTTAATAAGTGCTTTATGGTCTATTGCTGCAGCAAATCAAGCTTCTGAAACTGCTGAAACTGCTGGTGGTATTGTCAGTGCTTTTACTAATGCAGATGGGGGAATACTTAGTGGTATGGGCTCCATTAAAGCTTTAGCAGATGGAGCAGTTATAAATAAACCTTCTATGGCAGTAATTGGAGAAGGAAAAAATAGCGAAGCTGTAGTACCCTTACCTAACAATAGAGAAATCCCAGTAGACTTAAAAGGCTCTAGTGGAGATACTGTTAATATTGAGCAGAATTTTGATTTTAGTAATGCGAATACGGATACTATCTCCGCATTAAGAACTGAAGCAAGAGCAATTGAAGAAAGAACATTTAATAGAGTATTCATAGAAGTTAATAAAGGCGGCAAGTACGCTAAGATTGTAGGACGTAGATAATGGCAATTTTAAGTTTTCCAAATATAATCCCAGATACACAAGATTTTGGTATAAAATATAATACTCAAGTATCTACTACTACTTTAAGTGGCATTTCTCAAACTATAGAGTTACCGGGCGCACGCTGGAAAGGTAGATTAAGTTTTAGAGATATGACGGTATCTGAGTCGGCCGCATTAAAAAGTTTTTTACTTAAATTAAGGGGGTCTTCTGGAAGATTTTTATATGGAGATATAACACATGCTGATCCATTTAACAATGTAGTAGATTCCTTAACTATAGAATCCGGAAGCACTGCCAGATTATTAAGAGTTACATATGCTGGAGGAGGCTCAGCTAGATTAACCGAGGGGGATTACGTACAAGTAGGCACCGACGATACTAGAGAGTTAAGATATATAGTAGATGAAACTTTTGTTAGTGGCAACACTTATGATATACAAGTAGAACCAATGGTACGACGTATAGATTATGTAGGTTTAAGTTTAGTATATAATGATCCTACAGGTGTATTTTTATTAGATTCAAATGAACAAGCTACTTGGGGTACTCAAAGTAAAGCTTTACTATCAGATATTAATATAAGTTTTGTAGAGGCATAAATGTCAAAAATAATAGATTCACTAGTACAAGCATCGATAGATAGTAAAAACTATGCCGGCATAATTTTATGTAGATTAGAATTTGAAAGTCCTACAGGTTTTTTAAGGTTGAATAATACTCATCAAAGCATTTATTGGGATGAAGATGGGGGAGGAGAAGTAGAATACCTTGGCGTAGGTAATTTAGCAAGTATTGGTGTTTTACCTGAAACTAATGAGTTATCTGCACAACAAATTCAATTAACATTAAGTGGTATTCCCAGTACTACACTTACTGCTGCTTTTAGTGATACGTATGCGGGAAATCCTGTATATGTATGGTATGGTACATTAGACAAAGACACTTATGCTATAGAAGGTGGGCAGTCTGGTCCAGTTTTGATTTTTGCTGGTAATATGGACTACTCTACAATAGAGTTTGGTGATACAGCTACTATAGTAGTTAATGCTACTTCTCGTTTAGCAGATTGGGAAAGGGCCCGCGGTGGAAGATATAATCAATCTTATCAAAGAAGATATGTGGATCCTACAGACGATGGTTTTAAATATATGAAAGCACTACAAAATAAAGCTGTTAGTTGGGGTAAATTTACTATGGCAGATCCAGGCGGTCCTACAGATGGGGATCCAGGTAATAAAAAAGGTGGTTAAAAAAAATTTAACAAGTATAATCTACAAATATAAAGACTTAAAATTTAACTGGAAAGATTTTGATTGTTGTATTTTTACGGTCAATGTAGTCGAAGAATATACAGGATGCCCTTTGCCACTTTGGAGAGAGGTAATAGATTATACTAATTTTAGGGGCGCAATGAAAGCTTTACGAAAATTGGGTTGTAAAGATTTAAAAAATTTACCAGATATTATATTAGATACACCTAAGAAACCTATCTCTGAAGTAAAATTAGGAGAACCCGTTTATTATATAAATGAAGAAGGTGAAGGTATTTTAGGTGTATGTAATGGTGCACAAGCATATTTTTTAAAAAGGAATGATGGGTTAGTGACTAGAAAGATAGAAAATTGTTTATATTGTTGGAGTATTGACTAATGGGTCAAGCCATAGCCGTAGCAATTACAGGTTTAGCAGCTACATCAACACCAGTTCTTGTCATTGGTGCGATAATCAATCTTGCTATAGCAACTATACTAGGAAAAATTCTAGCCCCAGATGTAAATGATAGTAGAGATACTAGAGGGATGCAAAGAGCTGTACGTAATAATATTTTACCACGTAGAGTAATATACGGAGAATGTTTAGCTGGTGGCCCCTATGTAGTTCTAGAAACGTTGGGCAGAGACAATGAAGAATTAACCTTTATAATAGCTTTAGCCGGACATCCGGTAGATGATATATTGGGTATTATACTGGAAGATTTTTATGCTGATATAAGTGGTAGATATCCAATTGCCGCGCCCGCAGATAATGATTTATCTCCTACGTGGGAAACGGGAGTAGGTTCTGGGGTAGCAAAAGTAGTTAAAAATTTAGGGTGGGGTTATGCTGATTTTCAGTATGTTACAGATGGAGCTAAGCAGGACGCTGCAGATGATAGAACTAGGGCGGCAGAACAAGAAACTACTTTACTTGAAACACAGTGGGATATTCCTACTTCTACAGTAAGAGATAGTGAAACCGGTCTTTATAATAATGATACGGCACCGGTAGATAGAGCCAAATTAACAAATATAGCACATATTTTATTTAGCATGGAGTATGATCCTGAAAATAGTATAGGGTGGCCGAACCCCAATTTTCATGTAAGAGGAAAAAGATTATACAACCCTTATTTAGATCCTAATTTAGCAGTATATGGAGCAGATACTTCTGGTACTCATGATCTTAATGATCCAGATACTTGGGAGTGGTCAGAAGACTGGACTCTATGTTGCTTAGATTATTTAATTAATAGTGCATATGGTTTAGGTGTCAGAGCTAATACTATCAGCCCTACAGATAGAACTTTAAATGAAGTAGATTGGGAAACTATGATCCAATCATATTTAGAAAGTTCAGAAATTGTATCTAACGGATTACCTAGTGGGCATGTAGATAATGGAACCGGTCCTAGATATACGATTAATGGTCTTTTTGAGGTTGGTGACACCCCCATGTCAATAATGGAGAGTCTACTAACTTCTGGTTCAGGAGAGTTAATATACTCTCAGGGCTTATATAAATTAAGACCTGGGGTATACAGAGCCCCCAGCTCGGAAACCGATATTATAAATGAAGATATGATGGTTGGACCTTTAACTATTCAAACACATACCCCCCGAGCAGATTTATTTAATAAAGCAGCGGGAGTTTTTGTAGATAGAGGATATAACAGAGACGTAGCTAAAAGTAAATTAAATTTACCCTTATATGTATCGTCAGACTTCGAATTAGTAAATCCTTTAGATTCTAGTGGAGTTAATCCTTTTGAAGTAATAGATGGGGAAGAGATAACCGAACACTTCGATTTCCCCTTCACAACAAGAAATTTCGAAGCTCAGAGATTAGCTAGAATTCAATTAGAACGAGTACGCAGGGGTTTAAGTGTAAGTTTCAACGCCACTCTAGAAGTATTAAAGTATTCTGTAGGGGATACAATATATTTAGAAATATTAAATGATTCTAAATATAGTAGTGAATTATTTTTTAATAGATTAGGTCTAGATGATTCAGTCCAAGATAGACCAGATACTCCATTTACTCCTTACTATAAACAATTCAAAATAGTTAGCATGGAGTATAATGAAGATTTTACTATAGCAGTAACACTATTAGAAGAATCAGAAACAATATATGAGTGGAATGATGGCGATGCTAGCCCTGACGAAGATAATTTAATTTCTGATTTAATTATAGGAGACCCTTTAGGTACAGTACAGCCCCCAGATTTTGTTGTAGCTAGTCCAGAACAAACTATTACTGAAGTAGAAAAAGCTTCAGGAGTTGAAGTTCAAATAAAATGGTCTGCCCCAGATAGGGGTTCTGTATTAGATCAAGTAGACAGAGCGTTTATAGAAAGTTATATTTTAGAATTTGGAATAGTAGATAATCCCTCAGAGGCAGATCCCGCAGATAGAGTTTCTACTTGGGCACCTGGCGGCATATTTACGCCAACTGATAGAGTTCCCATAGTTCAAGGTCCTATAGTTTTATCAAATTTATATATAAATGATACTACAGACTATGATTTCAGATTAAGGTCTTTAACGTTTTCTGGCAGATCTTCAGTATGGGCATACTACAGTACTGATGTAGGGTCGGACTTTTCTCCAACAGCACCTACAGTTTCAACTAGGTATTATATTTTACCCACGTCTGGAACAGTAATACAAAACGGAGCAGGTGAATTAACTGTAGAGGCGCGCGAGGTTACTACAACTGGAGATATATTACTAAGCTCTGGCAATATAAGATTATATGTGGGCTCTTTAGAGGTTACCTCAGCTAATGGGTTTGTTTCACCCTCTGATGGTTATACAGGTATATTTAATGCTGGAGACATCAGTGGAAATGTATTAGTAGAACTAAGAGATGATGTAGCAGTGGAGTTGTATGATACAATTTCACTGGCTGATATAACTGATGGTGGTGCTGGATCAGATGCAACATCTGGTTATATAGAGGCAAAAGATACCTTAGCCTGGGTTAGGGGAACAGATGCAATTTGGGATCCTACAGATACTAGTACTAATATGGATGTTACATTTGTCCGAGGCGGATCGGAGGTAGCTAGATGGTCTAGACAAATAGATAGAAGTGGTTTAACTTTATCCGATGGCGGAGCTACTACACATGCGGGGACTAATTTAAATACAGGAGATATAACCCCTACTGTTACTATTATGCCACTGGGAAGGGGTGCAGTAGTTGAATATTATTATGATGATGGTGGTGGAAATATAGCCTATGTAGCAGAAATAGCTACAGTTACCTATTCCGGTATATCAAGACTCTATATTAAACCTACAAATACTGCTATTAGAAATGGTGTAGGCACTATAACGTTAGAAGGTCGTATAGTCGATGAAAATGGAGATGCTCTACTTACTTCTGGAACAATTCAGTTATACGATGAAAACGATAATTTAATAAGTACAAATAGTCCTGGCAATTATCCAAGTCCTTCAGATGGGTATACAGGAACATTTACCGCAGCTGAAATAAATAGTGAATTAACTGTTTATTTAGGTGAAGGCGCCCCTCCAGCAACTTATTATGATAGTATAACTTTAGTAGATGTTACAGATGGTGAAGCTGCTATTGCGGGTTGGATAACACCAGAGTTTTTAGCTTGGCGTCGAGATATAGATAGTGGAGCATGGGTACCTGCAGCAGGTACTACCCAATTAGATATTATATTTAGTATCGGCGGAGTAGATGCCGCCAGACAAGGTTATTTAATAACTAGAGATTCGGATGGTTTATTAACGGGGGGGACTACAACAGCAGCTTCCCCAGGTAATTTAAACACTGGTAGGCTTACTCTCAGTACTTCTGGAACTGGAACCACTAACTTTACTATTCAAGCGGACTATAGTTTCGATAGCATCACTAGTAGTGTAGCAGAAACTGTGTTTTCAGTTGCTGGCGGGGATTCCGCAGTGACTGGACATTTAACACAAGAAAATTTAGTTTATCACTCAGCATCTGATCAAGTTGTAACTTTGCCTGCTGGCGCCGTTTCTCAATTTAAAATGTATCAGGGTGGATCAGACATAACTGCTGATAGTGGTGTAGATTTTCAAGTACTTAGTCCAGACACTGATGGTGGTGTAACATTAAGTATAGATAATGGTGCAGGTGCAACTCAAGGTGAAATTAGCTTAACTGGAACATGGGACCAAGCGGTATCTGAGTGGTTAATGACAGGTACATATGATGGTGTAACCATTGAGAAAGGTTTTGGAATAGCTAAATCTATTGAAGGACAAACTGGTTTTTCTGTAGTTCTTACTAATGATGCACATACTATACCCGTAACTAATTTAGGGGTTCATGATTATACAGGTTCTGGAACATCTATAGAAGTATTTATAGATGATGTCAAACTCGTTTACGATAGTACGAGTCCGTATACTGATGGATCTTTCAGAGTAACAAATGTATCTGCAAGTAATATAACAGCAGGCTCTGCCTCTTTCCCAAGTCCCGGCGATTTCGTAGTATATGCAGATGCTAGTGCTATGACTGCAGATACTGCATCAATTACTTACACGCTTATTGTACGCAATAATAATGGATTAGAGTCAACAGTTACTAGAGTACAAACCTTATCTAGATCTGTAGCTGGTGCTGACGGCATTAATACATATTTATCTAATGAAGCACATACAATAACAGCAGATAATGATAGTACTAACTATACTTTACCAACTAATCCAGTTTCACAATTTTATGTATTAGACGGTACAGTAGATGTAACAGATACCTCTGCAGTAACTTACTCAGTAGTTGGGTCGGCAGTTAAAAATGGTTTAACTATAAGCATTAATGATGCTATAGGTAATAAAGGTGAAATTTCATTATCTGGCGCATCTCCAACTTGGACGTCTGACGCTGAGAACTTTACAGTTCGTGCCACATATAATACAGTAAATTACGATAAAGTATATTCAATATCTAAAGCTTTAGCGGGTGCTGAAGGACCAACAGGAGATCCAGGAGATCCGGGGGCAGATGGAGCAGATGGTGAAGTAGGTTGGGGACATGATTTAATATTCTCTTCAATTGATGAGGATACAGTAGGTTGGACATATGGAACAATTTGGACAGCAGCGGGTGGGACTTATCCAATAGAAAGTCCTGGTGCAGATACTGGCAACATGACAGCTAGAACTTATATTTACTTTGATTCAAATAGTCCAACTCCAACTACGTTATCTACTACAACCGATGCACAAACTTCAGTAGGCTTAGGTAAAATACTAATTGCAGTTGCGGAAGATAATATAGAAGCTAGTCCGAATGTTGGTGAAGCAACTTTCCAAGTATTTGGTGGTGCTGGTGGACTTAAAATAGCAGGAGATGAAATTGCTGCTAATAGTATTCTTGCTAATAATATAAATTCTACCTTTTTCCAAGGTGCAGTATTTAGTGGCGGAATTTTTCAAACTAGAAAACCTTTAACTTCGTTACCAAGTCCACTACCTGATACTTCTAGAACTTCTATTTCCGAGGGTGGTCAGCTTCAAATTCAAGATAA